AGACTAAATCAGAAGATCCAATGGAACCAATAGTAACTCATCTAACTCCACAGCAATTGGCACAGCGGCTCGGGATGAACCCCTATTCTTTGGCAAATTGGCGCGTAAAAGGTGTCGGGCCTAAGTACATTAAGATCAATCAGCGCAAAGTTCTCTACGCTTTGGAGGACGTGGCCGAGTGGGAGATGTCATTGAAGAAGCAGAGTACAACGCAGCGTTCCTCATAATTAGTGATCATTTTAGTCCACTAAAGATCATTAATTTTTTGCTTCCAAAGTACTTCCAATTCAATTTTGAGACGTCGGCCCTTGCTTTGTAACTAGCTGTTTTTACTATTTAATTTTTAAATTTTTTTTGGTGATCTCGGCTGGACTCGAACCAGCTAGTATTTGATCATCGAATATGTTAGTATATAATCACATCGCAATTAACCCCTTGTTTTAAAAGGGTTTAATGTGATTTCGTTGTTTTGAAGATCATCCGTTATAACCTCGGATAACTTCCAAGTTGCTTCCAATGTGCTTCCAACGAAGGAGTGATTATGAACATAGAAATGATTCGATCATCAAAACCTGGCGACGTGATCTGGGACTCGGCAAATGGCAACGGACTCCATGTGCGGGCTATGCCCAGCGGTAAGAAATCCTTTTATGTCAGTTACCGAGTAAAAGGATCAGGCGTCCAAGGTAGGCCTTGCATTGGCGACTTTGGAATTATCACGCTTGCCCAAGCTCGCCAGATTGCAAAGACCTATAGGGCTGAGGCTTCTCAAGGGCGAGACCCCCGGTCTTCACTAAAACAACTCCAAGCCGAGATCACTTGCCAGGAACTATTTGATCAAATGCTTTCCACCTACTGGAGCCAAGAGCGCTACCTGAAATCAAACAGACGTGTTGAGGTAGGCCGCTTGTGGGCCTTTAATTTAAAGCCCACCTTTGGCCACATGAAGCTTTCAAATGTAACTCCAAGCCTTGTGCGGGACTGGCATGTCTCACTTGTAGACACGCCCTATAAAGCCAATAGAGCCAAAGAAGTTTTATCTAAGATGTTTAACTACGCCCTTGAATACGAGCTTCTTAAGACGGGCTACAACCCCACCAAGAACGTAAAGGCTTTCACTGAGACAAGAAGGAAGCGCTTTGCTACGTTAGAGGAGATCAAAAAAATAGGGGCCGCGCTGGAACAAGAGCGACTTGTGAATCCAAGAGCTGCGGCATTCCTACACACCCTACTCTTTTCTGGCTCAAGGCCTAAAGCTCTTCAAGACGCCAGGTGGGATCAGCTTGAAATAAGAATTGAGAACGGACGACGCTATGGCGTCTTAGTCTCAGACGGTAAGTCCACGGCTTCGACAGGTGAATCGGAGATTGTAGTTATTCCCCCACAAGCCCTAGCACTTCTTGAGGAACTACCACGCACAACGGATAAAAGAATTTTTGGCATCAATATGCCAATTAATATTTGGCACAGAATCAGACGCGAAGCTGGCTTCCCGGATCTTAGGGCCAGGGATTTGAGAAGAACCTTTGCCACAGTAGGTCTTTCAACAGGCGTGGATGTTGGGGCAATAGGCGAGCTCCTTAACCATAAGTCCTCTCAGACCACAAAGATTTACGCAAAATTAATGGACGGAAGAAGAGCTGAAGCTGCACTCAATATCGCTGACTCAATCAGTGGCGTAATAAGCGGCAAGTAGGCTCACCCCTTGCAATAATTAAACGTGTCTAATTTAACCAAGCCTTGGAGGTTCCCTGTGTATAAGATTTTAATACTTGTTAGCCTTTTGACAGTTGGTTGTGCCGGAAGTGGTGGCTCAAGCGGGGGAGGTACTGCAAGCGTGAAGTCTCTTGCCTCAAATTGGACCAGATCAGACAATACACTGAGCTTAAATCTAACAAACATCCAAATAGGTGTTCCGCTTACGTTCAATTTTACGTTTACAAGCGGTGCAATTTGCCAGTGTTCAATCACAGTGACAGGCCTTGAGGCTTCTGGAAACTACACTGTCAGCAGCTGCAATTACACCGGAGGCGGCTCTGGAAATCCAGGGTGCGCTTCACTCAATTCAACAGGTACTTACTCAAAACCAGCCAGCCAACTTTCGATCTGCGATCCAGGTTGTGCCACTTATAATTAGGAGCGCAATTGTGGACGCACAAATTTCAGTTCTGTTTGAATACACTGTTTTAAACTTTGTATTCCGTGGAGTGCGAGATCGTAAAGGTTATCATCGCATGGAGAAAAAGCGTGTTGATGCAAAACAATTCAGGCGCTTCATGCAAACCGGAAAAGACCCAAGAGGTCTTGAATGGTATAATACAGACGATTACAGAAATACCGTCGCCAAGACATTAAAAGCACGTTAGCTTATCCTTGGCCGCCGTCGCTTGGTGATCACGGACGAGAGTCAGGCGACACTCCTTTAAGCATCATTTCAGCAAGCTCTGTTGCTCTACCCTTAACTTGCGCAGCCCACTTGCTGTTGAGCATCTCCTCACTGGCCTTTTTGTAGTCTTGTTTTGCGAGCGCTAAGATCATGTGCTTGAAACCAAGAAAACGTTTATAACCCATGTTTATAACCATGTTTATAATAACAGCTTGTCTATTGGAGTTGAGCTGCGTGTACCAGATGTTGGCTTCAAGTTTTCGTCTCGCAGAAGCTATGTCCGAATGAAGCATGTGCATGGCCTCACCTTCAGATATACCTGCATCCTCTAAATTTCTGCCAACACCAATTGTGAGTTTGCCAGCGGGGCATGTGTAGACCTTTAATCGCACACCCTCATGTCTCACGAGCATCTGTATTAGTTCATGATCAGTCACGGATCACACCGCCTTTGCATTAGAAATGACTCAAGCTCCACGCGGTCGATACAAATGAAGTCGTCAAACGTGGGGCTATCGCACAGGATCTGTTGGTTAACCTGTGCCCGTCTAATGGACCTACTCATAGAATCAGCAGCCCATAAATCTGGAGCACGTATCCTTTGCCTATGAGTCACGCATCCGCTGACCAATAAGACGCTCAAGATCAGAGGTGTCCTTAGTAGCCTTTGCTTTATCAAGCGCAAGTCTAACCTCTGCATCATCCTTTGCCCCTTTAAATTTACGGTAAACTGAAATTAAGAATCTTAGGATAGCAAGGGCTTCACTTAACATCTGGGCCTTTGACTTTGTTTGGAAGTCCTAAAGCGTCCAGTGCTTTCTTAATGAAGTGCCCCACGCGCTCAACAAAACCGTCATCTGATTTTGTTGGAGTAAGACGTGTGATAACTTCAGCCACAGCCACAAGGCCCAGCAAAAGCCCTGCGATTTCTTCCTTAGAATCAACAAGCCATTGAATAAAATTAGCCACGTTTAACCCCCTCTACTTTACAATACGCTTTCCAAACTTCTTTCTTCTCTCGCTTGTACTTAGCTCGCCCCTCTTTGCAGAACTGAGGCTTGTAGATAAACGACTTGCATTCTTCCTCAGACTTGCAAGCGACCTGTGCAAAGCATGTGGAACTAAACAACACTAGGACTGCTACAATTAGTTTCATTACTCACCCCTCATTATTACTTTGCCAAAACTCTCAACTTGCTTTTCGATCTTGTTCACTCGTTCGTTTGTAACTTCGCTATGAGCGACTAGACTTTGAATGCGCTCGATGACATCTGAAATTTTTCTTCCGACCCCATTTATGTCCTTATCCGTTTTGTCGAGCGCTTTAGTGTGAGCGGCCAGTGCTGTTGCATGTTTATCAACGGTCATCTTAAGATCAGTCAGAACATAAGACGTGTAGTTGTTCTGCGCCTCATCTGCTTTTTGCTTAAGCTTCCAGTTGTACTTCACAAGTATGGCGATAGTTCCACCAAGACTTGCGATGATAGCGAGTGCCGATCCTATGAGTTCGATCATGCGTAATACTCTTCAACAATGATGTAGCCGGAGCCGCCGTTAGAACCGTTTGCACCGGAGCCGCCCGCTGCGCCGCCAGACCCTGCGGCACCTACTGCGTATGCATACGTGGTTGAAGGCGATTTAATTATAGCGTCAAAGTAACCGCCAGCGCCTCCACCGTTGCCCGCAACACAGTTTGCGACGTTAGTGAAACCGCCGCCCCCACCGCCTGATCCAGAGTTAGCCTTTGCTGCATCGGCTGTTGTACTCCCTTGACCGCCGCCAACACCCGCGCCGCCAAAGAAGGATACGCCTCCGTTGCCGCCCAAAATCGTGACATTTGTCGCAGGACTTCCCATAACGCCCCCGCGTGGACCGTCGCCGCCAGTGATTGCAACACCAATTGGACCTGTGCCCAGTGATGCCGTGCCGCCTGCGCCAATGGCGCCATTCCACACACCAATACCTCCACCGTTTGCGACAAGTAAAGACGACCCAAAGGTAGTGTTTCCGCCAGCAGTCGGTACTGTGCCAGCACTTGTTCCGGAGCCTACTCCGCCAGCGCCACCACCAACACCGCGAACGCGAATCCAAAGACAGTTTGCAGGCAATGTGTACGTTCCAGAGCCAGACGTAAATGTTTGAACAGTTACAAGTGTGTTAGCTGCCCACTTCATTCCTGAAGTCTCAGCACTGTCCGCTTTCAAGTAGTGCCCGTTTGTTCCAACGCCAAGCTTTACTAGATCCGTGCTTGAGCGCGAAAGCAGATCGCCCTTAGTTGTAAGCAAAGACGAGAGTAAGTCCTTTGCGCCGAACGCTACTGGAGTCCATTTGTCCGGAGAAGTATCTGTGTCAGCAATCAGCTGCACACCTTGTTCGACAATGTTTAACGTGTAGGATGTGGCGGCATCAATAGTATCGGTTCCGCCTCGAGCAATGGTAACAGCGTTTGATCCTGCGTCTAGTTTTACGCCGAGATTAAAAGGGAGCGTAATACCCGCTATCGTTGGCAAGTTGATTGTGATTGCCCCGCCTGATGTGTCAGCGACATAAAGCTTGCCGTTATCAGCTTGAGCGACCGTTACAGGTGAAGATGCGCTAGTGATAAAAACAACATCACGCCACAAGGCCGATGCTAATGTAGCAGCTGCACTCGCAGCACTTGCCGCCGCAGCTGTTGCAGAGCCGTCAGCAGCTGTAGCACTTGCCGCCGCATCTGTTGCAGATCCATCTGCCGCAGTAGCGGAAGCGGCAGCAGCCGTGGCATATCCTTGTGCTGCTTCAATTTCATCAGCACTCGGTCCCATTTCAAATGCGGTTCCTGCGGCATTGATGATGAGCGATTTATCCGCCTCAATAAGCGCAGGCAATCTTGGATCAAAGGTCGCTGTATATCCATCAGTCAAACGAACAGCCCTATCCATCCTGCTATCAAGACGCTGGGCTATGAGAATTGATTTATCAAGTGCTTGCTCGACCACTTCAGCAGGCAGTGAATCGTTCTCTTCTAAGTCCACACCTTGGGTTAGCGCAGGGTCTGCGTAGATGATAAGGGTCTCACCTGTGGCGGGTGCTACAAGCATCGTTACCGTTCCACCGTTTGCGTACACACCATTTACTGTTGTGCCACTCACTGTGTAATGAGTCGTGATTGTCTTTGTCGTTTCAACGCCTGTTGAGTTCACTCTTAAAATGACAACAAGGTCGGCTGCGACTTGAAAGTATTTGGGGTAAGAGAAGGCCGTGGTTGACCCGTTACCCGCAAAAGAAACCCTATTGTCTGTGGTTGAAATGGACATCGTTACTCCTTAACTTCTTTTTTAATCTGATCTTGAACTTCACGGATGGATTTAACTGACTCTCGAGCGGTCTCAATCATGCCGAAATAAAGGTTATCTATAAGTTGGCGTTTTTCTGTCGGGCTCATGTCTTTGTTCTTAAAGATCATGCGTGCGGCTTTTGCCTGTGCTGTAACAGCATCTGCTGCTTTATCTAGGTTTAAAAGCTTGTCTTGGTTGTTTGCCAAGATGTCTTCCACGCCAGGAATGTTTTGTTCTTTTGCACGCAGCTTCATGCTGTTGATGTACTTCGCGTTTGAGCGCTGAAGTTCGTAGAGATCTTTGATGGGTTGAGCCCCGGCAGATGGATACCGAACAACAAAAGCTTTCACAAAAGGAATGTCTGCCAAAGTGTCCTCTGGTTTGACTGGATCTGGTACTGCGCCTGATTTAATGAGCGCTTGATCTGCCAATTGAAGTGCGTATCCGCCCAATGTTCCAGTCCAACCCTTTATGTAGTTCTCTAGAATCTGTGGCGAGGCAAAAGCGTTTTCTTTCATGTTCGGCATACTGCCAATGACTTTGCCCAACGCCTTTGCTGTTTCACTTGTGTATTCGGTGTATTGATCTTCTGGCAAAAGACCTTCGTTTGCACGCGACACAATCGGATTTCCTGTGAAGAAACTCTTGTTGAAGTAGTGCTCAATTGGAGGAGTGATTGCGTCCGGGATTACGCTTGGTTTAATCAGATCTATGATTGTGTCGTCAAAATCCTTAAGCGCATCTGGGTTGTCCGTGAAGTAGTTATCTAAAACTCGCTCTGGCAAACTGCCGAAAATAAGGCCTAGCTCTTGGGGCTTTGGCACACGGTAAATAGTTCCGCCTGCCTCAAACATCCAAAACAAATCTTTCTGCCATTGAGGCGCGTCTTTGTACCACTGTTCATCTTTGTTCGCCCACCACAGAAGAACACTTGGCGCGGTTACATAAATTGCAGTCCGCATAGCGACGCCTGCGGGGTCTGCCTTTACCGCACGCGCTGTTTTGTCCAGCCCCTGAATGCCTACGTTCATAAACGCTACAATTTGATTGAGCGCTGAAGTCTTTGCGCCAATGCGCTGAAAGTCCAAAGTGATCTCTCGTGCTGCAAAGCCACCTTTGGTGAGGCTTTCCCTTGTGTATTCGCCTTTGGTGACACGTTTAAATTCAGCCAGACGTGTGGCTTGTTCGGCGAGAGTGCCGGCTACAGCCAACAGTTCAAAAGGTTTTTGTACCACGTTTCTTGCGGCACCCATGAATCCCGTTTGTCTGTCCAGTTCATACACGTTTTTTTCAAGGTACTTTGCGCCCAAATCTAAGAACGCACCATTTGATCCACCAGATCTTAACCACGCATAATACGTGTCATCCTTTTTAATCAGATTGCCCATCGCCGCTATGGTGTCGACAAAAGGAATGTTGAGACCTTTCTCAGTAGAAAAGACCGACTTTATTAGGTTGTCTCTGAATAGGTTTTTTGCCTGAAATGCAGGATCAAGGGTGATGCCCGTGCGTAAAGCAGTCGTCATGCCTTGCGCGATTCTGATAGCCATGTTTGTGGACGTTACGTCCCCATCAAGGAGTTTAATTGCTTCGGCCAATTCCGGTATTTCGGTCTCGTATACTTCGCGTTTGCCGTCACGCCAGAGTTCAAATTGATTGGGGCCTAGTTCTTTCTTGTTGGATCTGAATACCGTGAAATCTTCGGCTGTGATGTTGTTTATGTTTTCGTTTTCAAAGGCCTTCTCAATCATTTCATCTGAAACTTTAAGACCCTTCTCTTTAAGGTTTCTCTTAATACTTTCTTTTGAAACGCGAATCCCCTGGTCTTCAAGAGCGCGGTTGATCTCTTCAGCTTTAACTTCAATGGGCTTAAGCGGTGTTTTAACCTTTTTGAATACGCCGGTTCCAGCACCGAGGTGGCCGTCGACTATCGTTTTAATGGCTCTATTTTTCTCTGCAAGTTTAAATATCGTGCTCGTATTCTCTTTGATGGACTCCATGGGGGATTGGATCTTGAGATCACTGCCTTTAAGTTCCTTTAAGAATCCCGCACCTGACTTGCCAGTACCTGCACCAAACTCTGCATCCATGATTCGAGTGAACGGGATGTACTCCTCGTTCATTCGCTTGATGTTATTAAAGGAATCTTTGCTTACGCGACCGGAGTCTACGAGGTATTGAAGCGTTCTGTTTGAAAACTCAACCATTTCTTGGTGAGCCTTCTCGTATTTGGCAGCACCTTCTTTTACTACTTGTTCTGCGGCCTTTAGGTCAAAGCCCGTGTTGATGCCTTGTTTTGCTTTTTCAATTGCCCGCTTTGAAATTCTGTAGGCATCAAAATCTTGCATGTTCTGTTTAAATGGACGAACGATTTCGGCAACACCTTTTCCGTTTGGAAGCTTCGAATTGAAATCAATGGTGCCTTTTTCCATGCTGTGTTTAACAAGAGACGGGTAGTCGTTCACCATGCGTACAAGTTTGTAGCCTGACTCCGAAGCCGGGAGTTCTTTGCCTTCTGCTATGAGCTTCTCGGCCTTTGCGATCGGATCAAACTTATCTACAACGTCCTTGTAGAAATCATCGTAGGTGTACTTAGGCTTTTCGCGTTCCGCTTTTTCGCCAACTTTGGAAAGAATTGTTTTTGTGGCATCAGATAGCTCTGGCGCTGCGACTTCTTTTGCGGGCTTTGCAGCTACGGGCTCTATGTTTTCAGACAGAAGTTCTTGCTTAAGTCCTGGCTCAGTCTGCGCTCTTTGCGCCACTTCAGCAGGTCTTTCACCTGTCTTCGCGTATTCTTTGTAAAGCTTGCGTGAGACTTTGGTGCCCGCACCCAAAGCGTTAAGTCCACCTACAAATACGGCAGCTTCTACAAACTCTTCAGCACTTGGCACATGGCCCTCAAGCGCTGCACCTACTGTCACCATTGTTGCAATTTCGCTTGCGCCAACGGCTGTAGCTTTTGCGGCAGGGGCTAACCCTGCAGCCGCAGCACCCACCTTTGCACCTACGCCACCTGTTGCAGCACCAATGACTGCACTTTTTCCGGTTTCTAAAAACAGTGCGCTTGATCGTGCCCAGAAATCATTAAAGTCAGTGATCTGGCCCTTCTCGTAATTTTGAACAAGGAACTCACGCATGGCTGTAGGCAGAGCAAACCCACCTGCACCGGCGCCAATGGCCGTACCGATACCTGGTGCCACTACTGAGCCTGCGGCACCGCCTTCAACCATACCTACAAACATCGCTGGCAAATCACCCGCTATTGTTCCAATCTGACTACCAATACGCCACGCCATGTCTGCGTGTTCTGGCAAAACTGTGTCTGGAAGCTTTTGCCTTGCAAGTAATCCAGAGACTGACATTTCAAAGCCAGCTTCAATGGACTTTAAAAAAGAGTCTGCGACCTCTGGTTGGGCAATAGGTTTACCTTCAGGTTGTTGGGCGTCTGAAGGGACCTGTTGAAGCGAAGGCGCGGTCTCGGGGTTCTGCGCTTTTGCCAGATTGCCTTGGATATAATCTTTCATCGGCGCCATGTCTGGCTTTGGGTCGCCAAAGTAGTCGCTAATTTCTTCAGAAGAAAACCCACCGCTTGAAAGCTCAGACTCAGTTTGCGATCTCCACGCAGATATCTCGTCAGGTCCAAAGCCTGCGTTTCTAAGCTGAGTCATCTCCTCCATGCCTGCGCTCATGGATTACCCTTAATGCGCTTGAGGTAATCAGCGGGGCTTTCACCTTGCGCCCTTGGCTTTGCAGGCGCTTGCTGAATCGTCGCAGGCTGAAGACGCTTCATGTTGCCCTTCATGATTTCTTGGGGAGTCTTAACGAATTGACGAATGTGTTTGCCGAGGTAGTCGGGGCTTTCAGGTGATAAGAGTTGTGTGGCTGTCTTTCCTTGCTTTCTTTGGTTTGCAAACTCCTCTTGAAAGAACTGCATGTATTTCAGCATGTTCTCTTCGCCCTCAGCGTCTGCAATACCTAGCATTGGATTTGTTTTAACAAGCTGTTGCCTTGCCACTTTTTCAACCTGGCGTTTCATGTCCGATTCAATTTTACCTTGAGTAGTGCCTTTCCCCTGGAACTCCCGGCGCAAACGGTTTGCATCGGTCATGCTTATTTTACCGTCGATGACATATTGGTTGATGTCGTTTTCATCAACCATCTTGTCCTCGTCTCCGTCAGCTAGATGTATTCGCCGAAAGATGTCGTTCACGACTGCTGGATTTGAACGGACGGGGCGAGTCGCTTCGGCTTGCATCATGTCCAAAAACTGGCGTTTAGACCCTTGGCCAAAGGGCTCAAGGTTTGATCTTAATACGTCGTTTGCTGATAGTTTTCCTTCTACCATGTTTTGTAGGAATTCATTTTGAATGGAAACTTGCTTCTCTTTTTTAATCCGCTCGGACTCTGATCTAAGCCTTGCGGCCTCAGTCTCACGACCGCGTATCTCATTGTCCACTTCACCAATGAGCGCTCGCTTGTGATCACCGTCTAAGTATTGGTCCCACTCACCTGTCTCAAGCTGCTTCTTTGTGCCAGCCGGATCCAGTTGATACCAACCACGGATTGCAGATCTTGCGATCTCCTTACTGCTAGAAGCTTTTAGTTCTTCGCCCACTTCTCGTGGAAGCATTCCACTTTGAATAGTGGCTTCAATGTGGCTTTCGTTTAGCGAGAGTGTCGTTTGAAAGGAAGCTGGATCAGAAAGCACAGCGCTTGATCTGGCGCCAATGGCCTGCTGAGTTTGCTGTTTAGCTCTTATTCCCTTTAGTCTCGCAACGCCAGCGCCTGTCATTTCTTGAAAGTTAGCGCCTAGCTCTGCGTTTTGACGGCGGAGTAGTTCATCGGCTCTTCGAGTGGTGACGTTACTGCGAATATCTTCAAGACCTTCGTAAACGCCTCTGTCAAAATCTTCTTTTAATTCATCAAGATTGGCATCTTTCTTGGCTTTCTGAAGGATGTCTTGCCATTCTTTGCTTTTATCAACCTGAAATTGTGCGGCCTTTACGGTGGAGTCTGTGATTTCTTCGCCTTCTTTGATGTCAAACATCGTTTCGCCAACGTCTTTTATGGCTTTACCGAACTGTTCAACACCACGGCCTAGAGCTGCGCCCATTGTATCGGGGTTAGCTCGTGGCTGATCGAAGGCTCCAGGGGCTTGAACTTGTGAATTGTAAATTGGAATACGTGGCATTAGGAGGTCCTCTTCATCTTACCATAGGCCTGGCCGCCAGCGCCAAGCAGTGACCCGGCGGCGCCATAGTATGAACCCTGAAGCCCCATCTCACCTTGGAATCTGTCGAGTCGTGCTTGGTTCTTAAAAGCTACAGCGCGGTTAATACCGTTCTGTCTTATCGCTTGGGCGTCGGTTTCCATCTGTTCCACGTTGTCCTCTAGAACATCAAGAGGTGAGCCCTCAAGCTGCACGCCACTTGCTCCGTAAGAAGCCTTTATGTCGCCAACTTGCCTGCGAGCTTGAATGCGAAACTTGCGCTCTTCTTCTTTTGATTGCTGAAGAGATAGCATGGCGTTTTGCTCGGCCACCTGCGCGTTGTATTCGCCAGCCTGCTTTGCCGCTTGTCCCTGCATAAGTTGGCCGTAAGCACTTACTGCCCCGCCACCAACTAAAACCGCTGCTTCAGCCATGTTTCACCTTCGAGTATAGGGCGCAATCTGCGCCGTCTGGCCTGTACGCTTTTAACAAAGGAGCCTCTAATTCAAAGCCCAATGACTTAACCCATCTGTGCGCTTGTTCATCGTCTGCCTTAACGCTCGCCTCAATCCTTCGAACGGGACAGTCGTTAAGCCATTTTTTTACGATCTTAAAAATAGGCACAAAATTCTTTCTGCATGTTGAATCAAAAAACGCCCACGCTTCACCGCGTCCGGGGTAATAGAGGCTTACACCTCCACAAAAAACGACTTTGCCGTTTTGTTCGATAGAATGTGTGAGTGGTCTTCCACGGAAAGACTCAAGCACTTCAGGTGTAAGAAGGGGCTTTAAGTATGCCGCTGCACCTTCTTCTAGTAGCTCTGCAAGATGTTGTGGTTCAAACGTCACTGTTTTCGCCATTACCTATCCTGCGTTACCATTTGAGGAGCTACCGCGAGTATTGTTCCGGGAAGAGGCTGGTCTTGTCTGATACAAATGTTGTTTTCAAAGTCGTAATTAGAAGGGAATGTTTCAGACTTAATGCCGCTGAAAAGCGCTGGCGCTTGTCCCATGGGCGTAGACGACGTTCTAAAAGTAAGCTCCGTCAAATTGTCAAAGCTTGTGCCAATCTTTAAGCCCAAGGTCCTGTGAAGCAAAAATCCCACACGATGCGTTCGTCTTGTTTTACCAAGGGCTGTGCCGTCTGCACTTCCAGCTTCCATTCGAAGAAGCTCTAGATCACTGTTGTAACCAAGGCCCAATTGCACAACAGCAGCAGCGGTCGCAAGAGTAACTGCGCCGTTTGACACAGTCTTGTTTGGTTGAACTGCGCCATCTCCAAGGATTGAAATTTCTTGTCCCTCAAGATGCCAAAGGCCTGAAATGGTGGTGACTCTTTTCCTGGCTTCGCCACCTGAAACGTAAGCTGAATATGACGTACTGTTAACGCCTGAAAGCTCAAACGTATTTGTTGCCACGTTTGCGACTGTGTAAATGTTTGAGTTTAACTCGGTCATACCTTCAACGTCTGAAATTACAACTGTGTCGCCGTTTGAAAGTCCGTGACTATTGCTTGTTACAACAGCCGGATTTGCCTGTGTGATTGCAGTTATTGTAAGCGGAACATCAAACGTAAGCGACGAATCAACAAAGATCGCGTCTTTTTGATCTGTCGTTTGTCCAAAAAGCTCCGACAATGTTTCAACGTATTTGACTGTTCGGCCATTGATGCGTCTTTCAACTATAACCCACAGCTGGTCAAAGGACTCATCAACTGACGGGATTACTGCCACACTCTTTGCCTTAGACGGATTGTTTGCGGCATCCCCGTAACCACCTAGAACGTACCTTGCCCAGCCTACTTTAAGATTGTCCGGATCCCTCGCATACGTGACACCGGCAAGAACGCCGTCCCCTCGGACGCACCAAACAATGGGCTGTGGCTCTGACTGATAAGCCATTTCCACCACGCCACTCTCGAGAATGTGGTTAGCCAAGTACGTCAGGTCGTTTGATTGAAAGCCGTCTACGTCATAGAAGTAGACAAACTCCCTCATTTTTCTGCCGGACCTTTGAACAAAGAGTGTGGACTTTCCAACCTGCAAAGTGTTTACGGTTGAGCCCCCGTAGGACGTGGCCTTCTTTGCCGTGACATTCGTTGGAGATAACGCCTCAGCCTGCGTTGACGGCCTAACGACCCATTCCGCCCCCGTGGTGCCCGTAAGCAAACCCTTTTCATCGGAGGTAAGCCATCTCGACGCATTGACCTCATTTGCATTAAGGCTAAAGGAGATAGCGTTATCAGAAGCAACAGTGCCGTCAGTAGCAGTTGGTGCCATGTTTTCATAATCACCCGTTTTGCTTCCATCTACTCTTTGTGGAAAGTCTGGCGTACCCGCAAAAACAAGTCTGTCTTCGTGAAATACGACTGAGCTCGGATAACCTGTCGTCTCTGACCAAAGTCCCATTCTGAAATTTGTTTTAGCATTTGTGTTCGTGAGCGTATTTATAACGTCAACAGTTACAGAAGTTGTGGAAGCTCTGGCCGTTATTCGTACATAACCCCACGTTGAGCCTTCGCGCATTCTAATAAAACGACCAACATCGGTTGTTTGAAAACCTGTATCGTTATTTATTCCAGTGGTGGCTGAAGCGGTAAGGGTGACGCCAGTGCCGGTCGCGGCACTTGGAGTAAGTGTTGTGGTCGTCGAGTTAAGTGGCAAATAGGGGCCATCTAAAAACGTAATTGTTGTGAACGTCCACGCGGTGTCAGAAGTTCTAGACAGCTTTCTTGGCGCGTAGTCAGGATGAGTAATATAAAGAATGTCTGCACTCTGCGTGAACCTAAGATCAAAAACGTCTGCCTCGTCATAAGGCGAAACAACCGTATAAACTCTCTCCGCAGTACCGGCAGAACTGTACGCCGTAAATCCAGTTGAATTTACGTTTGTGCCGTCCATGTATTGAAGCGAAAACGTGTCTGCCGAAAGTGAAGTAATCTTAAAGTTTCTACCGTTTAGTGTTGTCATACCAACAACACCTGAAATGTAAACTTCTTCGCCTGTCGAAAACCCGTGCGCCACAGAAGTAACCACTGCGGGGTTTGCTTGTGTTATGCCCGTGATTGTTTTAGCCGCCTCTAGTACCTGCGCTTGGTCACGGTAGATACGCATGTACTCATCACCAAACTCAAGAATGTAGGCCTGTTCTGTTGAAAACCGAAACGACACAAGCTTTGCGTTTTTTGTTGAGTCTTTTACTTCGGCAATAAACTGCGTGCCAGGTCGCCTTGTTGCGCCACCTTGTGAAGTTGGAATGTAGTTAAAAAGCGTCTTCACACACCTTGGGTAGTAATCAGAATCAACGCGCCCCTGAAAATATTCAGAGACCTCGCCGCCTGAAAAATCACTTTGAAGTGGTGACGCTTTTGGCACTTACAATCTCCCCGTAATCCATGTGT